ATAGCCAGAAGCCATGCTTCGTTTTCCATCAATTCAATCGTTGATTTATCGCCGCTTCCTGCACCATTCGGGGCATACACAAAAGGATACTGCTCTGTGCCATCAATCTTGTGCTTATAGATACGAATCACGGTATAATTAGCATTTGTGGTTTCGTCAAAAGCATAATCAATGTCTGTGTTATCAATAAACTCAGACAGGGCACTTTCATTGACTACAAGACCGCTGATAATGGCTTTTATAGCATCAACATCATCCGCATCAGCCTTTTCCGCAAGTGCCTGCCCCACAGCAAAATCATCCGCAGGGACGCCGGGCTTATCAAATGTCGTGCTTGTCACCGCTCCGCCGTATGTTCCGCCTGCTGTCCATGTCGTGCCGTCGTGATAGTACCACTTGCCGTCCGTAGACAGGATATAGATAAGCCCTGTGTCGGTCATATCAGAGATGGAATCGACTACTGTGGGGACGCCGCCTGACATCTGAGAAATACGTGTCTGTAATTCCGCTATGCTGTGGCTGTTGGAATTAACACCATTAACGCTGTCTGCTATGCCGTTCTCAATCCTGTTCAGATTTTGCGCACTTAGGGCGGTTGTCCTTGCCGGAAGGTTTTCCCATGTCAGCTTAGAAAAACTAATATCGCTCATTCTTCGTCACCCTTTCCAACGAGTATCTTGACTCGTTGATCGTATCGCTTGCCCTGCGTACTCGCCAATCAGCGGAAAGCGGGTCTGCTGTTCCGTCCTGTAAAAGCACCGGTTCAGACTTCTCCCATATCAGGCTTCCGTCATTAATCGGCAGTTCGCCTTTCGCCATGACGAGCATACCGCCGAACGTTTCATAGTCGTGACCATAGGGACGTTGCTCGACCGAGCCGCCCGTATCATAAATGTTCCCCAGGAATTTCACCGGCGCCGAATACCTGTATTCCTGATTTGCCGTATATACAGGAACCTGCTGACCATCTATGGTCTGGTAAATTGGATTTCCGTCAATATCCGTTTCTGGAATATCGGGATTATCAAGTTGCAGTGCGTACCATAACCACTTTTTGTTTGCGGCAAGTGTGTACATTTTCGTTACCTCATATCAACTAAAAAAATCGGGGATTCGGGAATCGAACCCGAACCGCCAGCTTCAAAGGCTGTTATTCTGCCGTTAAATTAATCCCCAAAGAGCAACAACACCTTGCTACCCCATCCTGCTTTTTTGCGCCGTAACACAATTACAAGGCCCCAGCCAAGAACCCCGGAAGTTCCATAGGCAAACCAACTTAGTTGCTCAAAACACGCTTGCTAACGGGATAATGCCGTTATAAAGCCGTCGTCTGTCTATCCATGTACGGTTTGTTCCGCCCTCATAGTGATATGATTCGCCGGAAGCGCCGATAATGAGATAGTCATACTGTGCCAGTGCCTTAATCTGCGGAATGTATCTTTCGATGTCATCCTCAATCATGTCAGGAGAGTAACCTGCGCTGGCATACCCCCTTTTGTCCATTACATCCCGAATGGCATCCTTAACTTTGATGTCAAGCAGTTCACGGCTGTATGTTGGCATGTCTTTCAGTTCGACTTCTAAATCGTCTGCGATACTTGTGCGCAGTTCCCTCAGTGTCATGATGATTACCTCTGTTTCTGTATCCGCCTACGCCTTGCCACCGACTTTGATTCCGCTTTCTCGTCAGCAGGAGAAGAAACGGCAGAAGCCGAAATGACCTCTGCCGCATCCTTTACTTCCGTATAGCCATTGCTCAAAAAAGCGGCTATATGGTTTTTATCTTTCAGTTCGTAGCGGACACCATCTTTTTCAAACAGTGCCATAAATAAATCTCCTATCAGGTGGCAGGATTCTTGTGAACAACGATTGCGTCCTTCTTCTTGTTCAGAACGAAAGCGTCGTACCTGAATCTGGCTTCCACGAGGCTACCGGAAATTCCGGGCGCATTGTCGTGAATCTTAAATTCCTGGATTTTGACAGGTGAAACTGCCGCCAGAGGATTAGTGATAATAAAGTTTACCTTTGCGGGCAGATAGATGGACGGAACCTTGATGACCGGAACGCCGTCAATCTCACCGACAACGCCGTTGATAGCAATCTGAGTTGCCATATCGCCGCGCTTAACAAAGTTCTCATCCAGCTTAATCAGGTTGAAGAAAGCAGGAGAAACTACGGCAACTCTGCCGCCGGCAGGAGCCTTGTCGTTATCAAGGATTTCCTGTGCGCCAAGGAAAGCTGCGTAAGCATTGGAAGATGTAATAGCAGCCGCCGCTGTGATTGTGTGGTTAGCTTCGGTATATGTGCCGGAAGCAGGAGCCGCCGCCGCCAGAACACCAAGTCTGTAGGTATCGACCGCAGGAATCAGCACATTGTCGATGTTCTCAGCCAGTGTAGCCGCAGCTTCCATAGTGCCATTGGTATCCTGCTCGGTCTTTCTGTCAATGACATAGGTGAAAGACTTATCCTGAGAAATTGTCATTTCCTGATAGCCATTAGTAAGGTCTGAAGGAGTGCCGTATCTGGAAGTGCCGGAAGCAGTGTAGTCGTTCAGTGTAGTCAGGTCACGGCTGAACACACGAACGGTCTGTACGCCAATCCAGTCATAGTTGTTGTTTCCAAAAAGTCCTGCGGTAAGGCTTCCAAGGGTAAAACGCTCGTCAACCTTATCTGCGTATTTCAGAGCATAATTGATTGTGCCAGACATAATAAAGTCCTTTCTACCGCATAATTGTTAAAAAGGAGTTGCGGTAAGCGACTGCCCTCGAAGCGGACAGCCGGTAAATTTGTTTTCGGTTTAGTGTCCGAACCTTGTGGGAACGGAATCAAATCCCGCTAAAAACGGGTCAATTTCTGTGGCAGTGCCAGTACCGGCATTAATTTCCGGCCTTGAAGCAATCCACTTTTCCTTTTCTCCAGCAATAAGCTGTGCGTTAAACTGTTTCTGACATTCCAGCAGTGTATCGTTGTCGCCGTCAACGAGCGAAGCCGCCGCTTTCTTCGCCAGTTCCTTGCTGTAACCCTGATCCATGAAAGTCTCGGTCAAGTCATGAATTTTATCTTTTCTGACAAGTGCTTCGTACTCAGCCTGTCTCTGTGCTTCCCTTTCGGCCTTTTCCGCAGATGCCTTTTCCTCTGCTGACTGTGTTTCACGGAATTTCTTTTTCCAATCAGCCGCTTCGGATGCGTTCTTGTCTTTTTCTCTGCGGAGTTTCGCAATCTCAACCATAAGTTCCTGCACAGTAGGCTCAGGTTTTTCCTCTTTCCTGTCGGAAGCCGGTACGGCAGGTTCGGGATTCTGATTTGCTGTAGTGTCCATTGTGGTAGTGTCTTTTACTTCGTTTGTGGTATCTGCCATGTTACTCCTTGCTCGTTATAGTCTTTCTCTGACTGTCAAAAATAATTGTTGCTCGTTTAGGTCTTTCTCTGACCTTTTGCTCGTTATAGTCTTTCTCTGACTTTTTATATACACCTGACGTATCAGGAGTATTCCAACCAACATCTGCATCCGCTGATTTCATCGTCGGACGCGCCAAGGTCTGCATCGCGGGGGAACCGCATATCGCCGCCGTCCAGATGGAAAACTTCGTCAAGCGGAATTGTGGTTCCGTCAATGATGGTGTGGGAATCACGTACTCGGTTATCACCCATCGTTACCCATGTTTTCATCGTATAGCCCATAGCAAGGGCTTCCAGAAATTCCTCGTAGTTGAAGATGTCAAGCACCGTATTTTCGGCAGTGACCATTGCCCTGTCCTGCGAGAACCAGTATGTTCCGGCAAGCATCAGCAGGTCATCATCGTCCGATAAGTGCTTCTTTGTCACTCTGTGGAAATCGTTCGCAAAGTCATTCGCAAGTTCGTCAATATAGGCATCTTCCGCAAACTGTTCGTAGGCTATTGCCTGATACTGACTGTGCAGATAATCTCTGCCGTAAGAACCACCAAAACCAGATTCCGCAGAATAGCGCATCATGGACAGATAGGTCATGATTGAATCCTCAAACCGCCGTGCCATTGCTATGCGCTGTGCTATTTCCTGTTCACCAAGTTTAGCTATATCTCCGAACCATTCATCATACGGAATGTGACGGTCTTTGCGCTGAATGTTGTTCAGCTTATCAAAATTCTGCACCGCCATAGCATCACCTCTTTAGTCCGGGGCTGTTGTCAACCTGGTCGGAATAGTCCTGAGACAATCTATCGGAATCAGGCTGTTTTTCTCCGTCACCGCCGACCGCATTGTTGTAGGCGTTTCTGCCCCAACCGCTTCCAGAAGCGTATGTACGTGCGCCTTTCTCAAAGACTGATTTCTGGTATTTCTCGATTCCTTCTTTAGAATCTTCCCAAACCTGATTGACATCCTCAAATGCGTTCATGGCACGAAGAGCATGTAAGCCGTAAATGCCGTGGGATACCGCAGTTGCAAAGAAATTGATCTTTGTTGTCAACTCGTAGGTGCGCTGACGTTTGATGGACGGTTTGATATCCCAATAGCGTAAATCACGCAGGCATGAATCTTCTTCCGTAATCTTGCCGGAAACGGAGATAGCGGAAAGAACAAGTTTTACCTCTTCCATCTTGCAGGATTCGATGATCGCCTGTTGCATTGCCGCATACTGCTCTGCCGCAGACCAGCCTGTAGCGTCCGACATGGCAACGCCTGTACTACCGCCGGACGTGTCGCTCCTTTGCGGGACAAAGCACTTCTGCAGAATCAGTGAACGTCTCGTCACGTAATTGTTCAGCATTCCGCCATAGTCATACGGGATTACCAGAGGATTTACTGTAGGCGTTTTACCATCGGCGGTTGAATTAGCGTTTAACCAGTCACCGTCTTTTGGCTTGACTGGTTCGCCGTCCTCATCGAGCGCAAAGGCTACGTTCGTGGAAAACCATATCGCCTGCGTATTCTGGTCAACATCGTTAATGATGTCAGATGACAGCAGGTTAAGAGCGTTCAGTTCTGGAATCTGCCGTTCAAAGCATCCCTGTCTGTCATAATCGCGAATCCATTCGACAATAGGAATCATGCCAAGAGGGTTTACTTCGCCGGAACGACCAGTGGGTAGCCACCGTTCTTTTCGCAGGTTTTTCTCTTCTTCGCCGTTAACGATCTTGAGCAGATTGTCAATGTCGTACCGCCTGTCTGCCGTAAAGCAGGTGAAATGTCTGTTCCCGTTGCTGTCGATGCGGAAGGTGACGGCAAGCATAATCCTGCGGTCAACGTAGTAGGATGAACGTATAACAAACGTGAACCTGGGGTCAAGAACCTGCACATCGAAGTAGCTTTCACCATCCTGCCAGTCTCCTTTAACGTCAACAAACGTGTAGCCAATACCGCAAGTCTCAATGTATCTGCCAAGTTTCTGCGTTTTTCCGAAGATGCCGTTGCGTTCGTACTGCTCGTTAATCAGCGAGATGCCTTTAAGTTCCTCTTCGGAATCATCGTTGCTGTCGTGTACGCCACGCTGAGACAAAGTAATCGGATTGCCGAAATGATAGCCAAGGTTAAATGCCGTGATTTCCGCAGCCACATTGTCAACCACATGATTGTCTATCTCAGGTCTGACTTTTTTCTCTCGCAGAATAGGCTGTTCGCCTGCTTCAAACCTGATTAGATAGTCAATGTCCTGATAGTTTGTCAGGTGCTTGTTGTAGCCGTCACGCAGGACGGCAATCACATTTTCTGATGTTATCTGGCGCTCGTCTGTATAGATTTCAATGCGCCCGTGACTGTTTAAACTCATAGCAACCTCTTTCCGCTCGTAGTCTGTATATCAGGCCATGGACGCACCAATGTAAATCGCCCCCTGACCAGAAACAAAACGCCGACATGACATCTCCGGCAAGCGGTATAAACATCTATCTGCCCTTTTCCGTCATAGTATCCTACTCGTTTGTTGCACAAAGGGCATCTGACTATCCTTGCATTATTGTTCATCGGCAATAAAAAAGAACCGGACATGTACAAACGCATATCCGGCCCTGTGCTATCAAAATCTGTGTCATCCGACACTTCTTGTCATACCATGGACTTATTTTAACACACTTTTTCGGGACATTTGGGACAAATTTGCTGATTTTTTTGAATTTTTTCTCTAATTTTGGAAATATCGATAGAATTTCTTCCTTGCGGAACAATCCGTATAGCTTCCGCCAAGGCGCTGTGCGATCTCATGCCATTCAAGCCCGTCAATACACCTTAGTCTTGCTATTGTCCGCACGTCAGCTTCTGTATCGGGGATAGAATCTATGAACGTCAGGATATCATCTGTCAACGACAATACCTTAAATTCGGCATCCGCATAGTCGGCCTGCAATTTCCGTAACATGGAAAGACATTGGCGCAGTTTATTCTCCGTTTCTGCGTATTTCGTGTTCGGAAATCCCTCAATGTTGTAGCCTTGTATACCGCCTTCGCCGCCGTAAACTCTGTCACGGACAGTTCCGTTGATTTGCATGGTATGCAATTGCCGTTCACATCGTTCTATCCGTTTCTCGACTTTTACGATATTTTCGTGCAGGCTCTCTGCCTCAATCGACAATTCCGCATATTTCGATAAAATTTCTTTGTCCATTCAAACCTCATAAGATGTGCCTGTATATGGTCGCCGGTTTCGGAGTGTTCCTCATTTCGTTTTCCAGAAGGGCAAGACTGTCAGGCCCGTCATCATGCGATACCTTGCCGGAACGTGTCATACGGACAATGTTCTTCATGAACATGTCGTATTGACTTCCCGACTTATAGCAACTCTTGTCCAGAAAATAGTAATACTTGATGATGTTATCGGAAGCGTTCTCCATACGTGTCAGCTTGTTAGCGACCGAATACTTGAACCTTGCAGAACATCTTCCGCCGTTCGCCTCAACCAGTTCCATGACATCCCGTCCGAAGTAACCGCCTGCGCTATTGGATTCAAAAGTGACGCGCTTTACATTGTGTTCCGTCAACTTATTGGCGCATTCAGCTTTTGTAAACGCCGGTGCCGAATCATCAAAAACTACGTCCGTAATGTACACTTCCTGCCCGTAGACGTAGGCAATCGGCATGGAGCAATAGTCAGAACCATCTCCGGCAGTATCGCATGCGGCAACAATGGTGTCTGGCTCCATGTCAACAGGAAGTTGAGTAAAGCGGTTAAGCTGCTCTTCTGGGAACATACGTCCCTTTGCTTCATAGGGTTCCTGCTGAAATTCAGCCGCCCATGTTTCCGCAGTAACAAGGTTTCTTTCGTTCTGGTAGTATTCCGTAGTGAAAATCAGCTTCCTGTCAGGACTGTAGATAGTCCAGTTGGATTGATCGGTAACGGGGTCAAGGGCAGGTATAGCGACTTCTTTCCACCGCCAACCAAGTTGAGTAGCCTTGTCCTGTAACATGGTAATCGGGTCATGGAGCGAATACTTTGTCCCCTGGATAATAATCGGGCATCCCTCAATTCGTCTGCCTAAAATATCGTCCGTTATCTTCTCGCAGAGAAATTCAAGTCTCGCAATGTTCCTTGCTTCCTCGTGATTCTTCACGCAGTCATCGATGTACAAAAGGACGTTTGCTTCCGTGTTACCGACTACGGAACCATCAATAGGACGGCAGGTAATGGACGAAAACCTGCGCTCCGTAGCAAGGTCGATTGTCAACTCTTCTGCGTTCTGCTTTACTTTTGGAGCATTCGGGAACACCTCAAGGTATCTCTTATACACTTCCGGTGTTTCATAGATGTCGTTTAGCCCGCCAAAGAAAGATTTAACAAGGCCCTCGCCCTTACCGGTAGCGAATATGTTCCCATCCGGCTTTCGTCCTGCCATCATGGTGGTTAAGCGAAGTCCAGATGTTGTCTTGCCCGTTCGCTTTGGCTGAGATACTGACAGGAAATCGAGTTTTCCGTCATAGACTTCCTGATAGGCATCGATGATAGGTCTAAGCACCCGTCTGCGTGGCAGGTAAAATCTCTTGTAAGGGTCAGGAATGTCAAGTTCGATATACTGGAAATAGCTGTCCACCAGATAGGGTGCTTCCAGCAAAAGACAGGATTCCATGAGTTTGGCGCACTCTTCAACATCCCGTTCGGGCGACACCTGCATATACTCAGCAAGCCAGTTCTTCAAACTTGCCGTGACTTCAAAGGTCAGATCATGATTGAAATCGGGATTGCCGGAAATTTCCGCAGAAACAAGCGCAAACAAATCTCGAAACGCCTGCAAATCGTAGCCGTTGTCGATAATCCATTTTTTAAGCTGGACAGCGTAAACCAGATTTTCCGTCATAAATTGCGCTCCGATACGCAAAATGCCCTAAAGCCATACGGCAATAGAGCATGATGCGAAAGAAAGGGTGAAGTATGAAAACTCTGAATAGAGGAATTATCTTGTGACCTGACAAGCAGGCCAAAGGCGGCTGTACGCATAGGACGGACAGCTTGACTGCACATTTTGTCCTGCACTCAGGGATAGAGGAAGGTGATTCTTGAAAGAAACAGGACGGGCGACATTGGCTCTTAGCCCGATTGCCGATACATCCTGCGACAGACATACCGGCTGATGTAATGGAGGTATACATGAAACAAACGCAACTGCTCATGATAACACTTCCATAAGCTGTGACACCTATGGAAGCTGAAAGGAGTTCCCGTGACCGCCGGAGAGGAAAAGCAAAAACAAAACGCAGAAAGCCGTAACAGTCAACACACGCATATATAAACGGTCACAGGAATAAGCAAAGCGGCAGGATTCGAACCTGCGTACCCGGCGGTATGAGCGCATCATTGCCGCCAGTATGTCACCTCTGCATCACGCTTTGCATCTGTCTTTCCAGATTGCCAAGGAGAAATACAAATATGAATACTAAAAAACTTAGCGCTTGCCAGTAGAGCCAAGTCCATTTCTATCATCATTTCCGAGGAAATCGACTTTCCGCAGGTCTATCTCCGGCTGACATTTCTGTATGCGGAATTGACAAATCCTGTCTCCCTTGTGGATGTAGGCAGGCTGTGGAATCATCTCTCCGTTAAGTCCGATGTCATAGCGCATACCAATTGCCGGAAAATGCCAGATGTCATTATCGCCCTTGTAAGCGTTGTCGATAATCCCAATGCCGTTAGCGCAGATAATGCCAAAGTGCTTGAGCGTTGACGAACGGGGAGCAACGATAGCTTCATAGCCGTCCGGCAGTTCCAGCGAAATACCAAGGCTAATCATTTTCAGACCAAGATACGGCACAGCGCAATCTTCCGCAGCGCATAGGTCAATCCACTCAGATTCATGCGCCGCCTTTATCTCAGGCAATTCCGCATCGTGATACTTAACCCTGATTGTCAATGGGCGGTCAATTCGTAATTCAACCTGTCTAATAGCCATTCCCCTGATTCCTCAATCGTTCCGTCATTCTCGAGCCAGTAGTTGTAATCAAACGCTTTGCCGACACCATCATCAGCAGGATTTCCGTAAAATGAATTTCCCACGGATTCCCTTGTCACGAGAACCGTTATGTGCGGAATACCCTTTTTGTCGAGTTCTCTGCAAAGCCGTCTGATTTCGGGTTCCTCACGTACCTGACAGAACATGACGGGCACATCACCCGATTCCATAAAAGCATCAATCGCTGTCAGCATTTCCTTGTATGGAAAATCGAACCACTCTGAAAGCATCATCTTCGTCCGATGCAGAAACAATCGACCAGGAATATCCTTTTTGCCGTTCCAGCCAATGAGCGACGCAATCTGTTTGACCGTTGTGATCGTCGAGTGATTGACTGCGCCAATCTTTCCGGCAACATAGTCAATCATCGTGTCCTTGCCGACACCGCCTGCTCCGTTGATTATGACTACCAGCTTATCTGCCATCCCTTGCCCCCGTAATCAATTCGCTGTGCGGTAACGATTCAATCCAGTCACAGAACATCTGCCAGTCAGGAAGCCTGTGAGTTCTACGCTGACGGTAAATAGTTTTAAGCTGCTGATAGTTCGTTACCATTCGAGCCGTCAACTCAAAGCCGGACGGAATGTTGTAAATCATCCGCAGAAAATCTTCATCCGACTTAGTGCGGTTATATTCTTCCACAAGTCCTTCAAGATTGAGTATCGCCGTAGCTGTCACGTAAGGGTTACAGCAATTCCGTACATCCATACGATCGAGCCGGTGCATGGTTGACGATGACGAAACAAATTCCAGAAAATGATAGCGCTGTGCCTCAGGCCACGCCTTCTCCGAAAACGTCAGGTCGAACATGACCGTGATGCCCTTTAGGAAATTGTCATGACCGGAACCTGCCGGAGCAGTAGCCAGTTTAATCGTCCTGTCCGTAATTTCAGAAGTTAACCTGTCAAAGTCGACCGCCATAGGAAACTTACTTCCAGCAACAGCATCTTCCAGAAAAGCAACCTTCGTGTTTTCAATCTTAGGCATGTGGCATCTCCCCTCTGAATTTTGACAAGCGCATTGTAGACGATGTTCTGAAAAATTGCAAGGTAAATTTTTAAATTTTCAACGCAAGATTTTTATTTAAAAAAATTTTCCGCAAATAGGCAGTAGATGGAAGCCAAAACACTATAAGGGGGTACACCACCTGTATATAAGCTAAGTGTAAGTAAGCTATGTGTGTACAACCAAAGTGTAAATAGCAAGTATAAAGAGCCATAGTATATATAACAATAAATTAAATATAGATAACCGTAAATAGAATAAAGATAATCATAGTGTGTATATATAATATATAGGCTCGTTTTGATTAAAAGTTCCTGACGGGAAAGCAAAGAACCATAGTGTATATATAAACAATCTAAGTATAAATAAATCAAATAAGAATGATAGTAAATAATATAAATATATAATAGGGCCTTTTGAATAAAATTACCTGACGGGGTTCCCCCGCGCCGCCTGCGATAATCGCATAACCCCCGCCCGCCGATCGTTCAAGAGTACCATAACACCAGGGGCGGGAGCATATACCAGCCGACGCAAACGCAAACTGTAAAACGTCGGTTTTTGGTCATCAAACAGAACTATTCGCTAAATCTATGTTTAGCGAATACTTGAACCGGAGGGAGGGTATTTTTTTACACACTGAACCGCCGGAAACATGCTATTTTGTCATGATCTGCTGGAAATGGTCATATCTTGCGTTTAACTATTGTCTTCTATCGCCTGGAAACCATATCGGGCAGCTATAGCTTGACGATCATCTGCTGATGTTCCAGGGAGCGCACGACGATCGGCCGCCGCCGCATAGCTGCCGAATTCAGTATTATACAAGAATGGAGCAGACAGGCCCGTATTGCTATCGTATGCTTTATCAAGTATACATTCTCTTTTGCCGCTCATAAGGCCGGAATATATGGCATTGAGCGCCGCGCGTCGTTCGTTTGCATTGTCAACCATATTATATCCAAAAAGTTGACAATTGCCTTTATTATTATATCTTATATAATTAACATTATCTTTATTATTATTATTTATTCTTTTATTATTATTTATATTATTATCTATATTATATATACTACTATCATCTATATTATTTATAATACTTATATTATCTATATCATGTTCTATGGTATCTATACTATCTTCTGATACATCTATATTGCATCTTCTATTATCTTCCGCATTATCTTCTGTTCTTATGCAGCTTGTATTAGCACGGTCTACATTTTGCCATGATTGAATAACATCAATACCAATGCCGGAGAAATAGCTAAATCCCTCAATGCTTATAAACTTATTATATTTATTATTTAATTCTATATACATGTTATATATATCTATAACATCTTTTAATCTATATACAGGGCCGGAGCCGGAATTAAACGATTTGAAAGACTTTTTTGTCCTGTTTAAATACTTTCCAGCCTGTTGTAAACACCATTTCCACTGCCTTTGCGAACACGTCTTTAAATCTATCTCTGCACTTTCTGCAGCAGTGACTAAAATCATCTCCACATCATTTTCAGATATTTCATATACCGACCCATTATCAACGTATTTAATCATCTTCTATTTTTCCTCATGATCTTTTTGCGGAGCCACAAAAAATTATAAATCAGTCTTCTTTTCTTCCGATCGCTCCAGTGCTTCCAGCTTTTCAAGAATAGCGGAAACAGCGAAAGCAGAAACACTATCATAGCCGGAAGCCGTCAAAACCTTTTTAATCCGATCTTTTACGCCCGCCGGAAGCAAGACTGAAAGCCGATCATATTTCCTTTGATATGCTTTTACGGCCTTAATAACATAATCCGGCGTTTTCTTCTCTTCTCTTCTCATTTCAATTTTTGTCCCCCTGGAATCAATTTTTAGAAGATTATAGCATCGGCGGAAAAATTATAAAAGTGTTTATATAGGCATTTTATATAAAACGCTTATATAAGCATTATATATATTTCACAATATAAACAGTTTATATATACAGTTTATATAAAAACACCTGTAAATCAATTTGAATTATTGTAATATTTTTATCTTGCTTTTTGTGGTTAACCCTTTATAATAATAAGCGTAAAGCAAGTTAACCAAACACAACACAAACACACAAATAAAGGCAAAGCCGGAAAGGATATAAAAACATGAATACAGCATTATTTTTTGCAACTTTAGTTGCTACTCTTCACATCGTAACAAACCATACCGGGAAAATGAAAGGAATGCAATCTTTGAGCACAAGCCCGATCGAAAACCCGATTTGTATGAAGCGCTCTAAAGATGTTAGAAGCATCTGCCACGAATGTTATTCGATAGCAATGCAAGCAATTTTTTCACCGCTTGCAAAGTTACTGAAAAAGAATACCGAAATACTCACAACAACTATTATTCCTGTAGAGTATTGGCCTATTGTAAA